ATAACCGTCGTTTCAATGCGAAGAAATTCTCCCGATATGAGGAGGCTCGGTCGTATGTACGGAAGTGGATTCGGAAGAACACCGAATCACTTCCCATCGGAGCCAGTGTGTTTGACTACTCGAATAACGAGTACCGCAACCCTTCAGTCAGCCGATACGGGTTCTCGATTAAGCGGGTGGAGGGTTAAGTGCTTACTGTTGGGCGTTTGGTAGAGATTTTGCAAAAGTGTGACCAGTCTCTTCCCGTAGCTTACAGGTGCTTCAGCGAATTCTGTCTGATGGAGGAGTTCCAAGTGGGTGTCGACACTCTTTCCCTTGCACGCGAAGACGGGTGGGTGCCTCGATCACGTCCAGACAAAGAGACAACGGAGTATTTCCTCTTTCCCGGCAACTAATTATGCAACTCCGCATAATTGATGATAATTTCACATAAGCAAGATGATGCGGGTTAACTCAACTGGTTAGAGTGCCAGCCTTTGAAGCTGGAAGTTGTGAGTTCGAGTCTCACACCCGCTGCCACATACAAGGTGAAATGCGCAGTGGCGATGCGCAGCAAGTCAGTTAGCCGCAGTGAGAGAGCCCGGCCGTTAGGTTCGGACTGCAACCGGAGCCACTCAGGTTAAGCCGGGATCGCTTCCGGTCACCTTGTTCTATCTCGGTCATACGATTGGACCAAAACTAATCTTACTTACCGCCCCGGTGCTTTCCTAGACCGGGGCTTTTCTTTCTTCAGATCACGGGGACAAATGAAAGCCGTCTGGGTTTGCACATTGTTTGACGATGAAAAGACACGAGAGGCGTGTGGCCTTCTAAACCGAATGGAGGCGGCTTGGGACGACGCTCGTAATACTTGCCCACCCGAGCTAGAGTTTTTCACCGAGCACCTTCCTTTCGGATCGGTAGTGAAGGTGACATTTGAATTGGTTGATCCGGAGTGACCACCCACCAGAAACTTGAGCGTCTTTTAGCGCAACAAAGGCGAGCGCGAGATGCTCTTAAAGAGGCGGAAATCTCTCGTGGCTCTGGGGGACGAGCGTCAAAGTTGCGAGTACAAGCGACTCATTCCACACTCACTGACATCAAGAAGCGGATTGAAGAAGTCAAAGGCGAGCTGCAAGTAGAGAAGATTCTTCGGAAAGAACAAGAACGAGAAGAGAAAGAAAAGCAGCGGAGTCTTGTAAAGAAGTTGAAAGAAGACATCGGCTACACAGAAGAACCACCCGAGTCTTGTGCCACTTGTGTGCACTTTAAACCTGAGATTTCAAGAGGCGGTGAGCACTTCAATCCAAGGTGCTCCCTGTACCAATTGAAAGTGAAACCCAACGGCTACTGCAATAGCTTTGCAGTCAAAACCAGTTAACCACAACAATCCACTTAACAACGAACACGGAGGTTCGAGAGAAGAGAATGACGAGGATCATGCAGCCAAAGTCAACGTACACAGTCGACTACCCCGAGGCAATCGAGTTCACTAACAAGCAGGTGTCTATCTTCTGGCCACCTGATGAGATCAAGGTTGAAAAGGATGTCCACGACATCCGTGTTGAGATGACTGAGGCTGAGCGTCACGGTGTCTTGAGTACGCTCAAGCTGTTTACCATGTACGAGTTGATTGTGGGTGGTGAGTATTGGGGCGAGAAAGTGTTCAACATGTTCCCTCGCCCTGACATTCAGCGTATGGCTAATTGCTTTTCCTTTTACGAGTTGAACATCCACGCCCCGTTCTACGCCAAGATCAACGAGGCTTTGAACCTAGCCAACGACGAGTTCTACACCGACTACCTGAAAGACCCGGTATTGAAGGAGCGGATCGAGCAGCTAGAAGAGGCGGCTGGAATGACCAACCCGGCGTTGTTTCTTGTGGTTCTCGGTATCACCGAGGGTGTGATCCTTTATTCGTCGTTCGCATTCCTTAAGCACTTCCAAGCCAAAGGTAAGAACAAGCTGTTGAACATTGTGCGAGGAATCAACTTCTCGGCACGAGACGAGGCACTCCACTCCGAAGCATCGGCTTGGTTGTTCCGCACTTTGTGCAAGGAAGAGGGTATCAGTCCGGTCGATCTTACCCGTCTAGCACATCCGTTGGTGGAGGCTGCTGTTGAGCACGAGAAGAGGATTGCCGCTAAGATTTTCGAGAAGGGAGAGATCGACGGTATCACCCAGAAGCAGCTTGAGAACTTCATCGAGAGCCGTGCTGACGTGGTGCTGCGTAACTTCGGGATGGCTCCTCTCTACAACGTAGAGTACAACCCCATTGGCGAGTGGTTCTATCGGGGGATCAACGGGTACATGGCTAATGACTTCTTCACCGGAATGGGTCGAGAGTACACCCGCTCATGGGATGCAAGCAGCTTTAAGTGGGAGGCACAAGAACAAGAATGAGCGGGCACTACGACGCAACCAAACAAGAGAAGAAGAAGATGCAAGGGCTGGGTCTTGTCCCTGAGTGGATGAGTACTCCCGGCTACCAGTTGTTCAAGTCGAAGTATCTTCACCACAAGGACAACTTCTACGGCCAAGCTCGTCTGATCGCACAGACTCTTGCCAAGCACAGCCCTGACTACCACTACTACGCGGAGGAGTTCTTCCAGCTTATTTGGAAGGGATGGTTGTCTTGCTCCACTCCTGTGCTAGCTAACACGGGAACTGATCGTGGTCTTCCGGTTTCGTGCTCAGGTCAGTATGTGCCTGACTCTATCGAAGGGTTCTATGAGTCCCGCAAGGAAGCTGCCATCCTGACCAAGCACGGGTTCGGTACGTCAGGCTACCTTGGCGATATCCGTCCACGAGGCGCTCCAATCTCCGTAGGAGGCAAGGCAAGCGGAACCCTACCCGAGATCAAGGGTTTCGTGCAAGTCTCCCGTGATGTCTCTCAGGGCGGTGTACGTCGAGGTTCGTTTGCCTCGTACCTCCCGATGGACCACGGCGACTTCTGGGAAGTGGTGCATCACCTTGAGAGCAACCCCGATGACTTGAACCTTGGGTGGAACATCTCTGATAGTTTCCTCAAGAGGCTCCGTTCTGGTGAACCTGAGGCAGTGGCACGCTATCAGGAAGCCTTGAAGGTTAAGATGATTACGGGCAAGGGGTACTTCTTCTTTCCCGACAAGGCTAATCGCCGGCTGCCTGAACCGTACAAGAAGTTCCACAAGAAGGTTCACGCCTCTAACCTTTGTTCTGAGATCATCCTTCCAAGTGATGAGCAACACACGTTTACGTGTGTCCTTAGCTCGATGAACCTTAGCCGGTGGGATGAGTGGAAGGATACTAACGCAGTCCAAATTGCCACGGTGTTCCTTGATTGTGTGGCGTCTGAGTTCATCGCTAAGGCCAAGAACATCACGGGTCTTGACCGGGCTGTGGCCTTCACGGAGAAGGCGCGTGCCCTTGGCTTGGGTGCTTGCGGGTTCCACACGTACCTGCAAATGAAGGGCGTTCCGTTCGAGAGTCTTGACGCGATGTACCTTAACCACGACTTCTTCTCGCACATCAAGCAAGAGTCGGACAAGGCTACGCGGTACTTGGCGGAAGAGCTTGGTGAGCCAGAGTGGTGCAAAGGGTTTGGTGTTCGTAACGCTTCGCTTCGTGCAGTAGCTCCTACCAAGAGCACTGCTCTTATCATGGGCGGTATTTCGGAGGGTATCAACCCTGACCCAGCGATGATTTACAATCAGGCTACGGCAGCGGGCGAGGTTGATCGAATCAACCCGGTGCTGTACGAGATGATGAAGGAGCGCGGTGTCTATAACAAGCGAGAGATCAACAAGGTCATTGACGACTTCGGTTCAGTGAAGGGTGTCGATTGGCTGGGTGACTCCGAGAAGGAAGTGTTCAAGACTGCGTTCGAGATCGGGCAGGGCAGCGTGGTGCGTCTGGCTTCCAGCCGTGCTCGTTACCTTGACCAGTGGCAAAGCGTCAACCTGTTCTTTGCGGGTAACGCACCTCCGGAGTACATCTCGCAAGTTCACCAGATGGCGTTCGAGGATGAGAACATGTTGGCGCTGTACTACGTGTATTCATCTTCAGGTGTAGGTGCCTCGAAGGATGAATGTGTTGCGTGTATGTAACGCTCTTCGCCCCTAGCGGGGCTTGACACACCCCTGTTAACTGAGTAAAGTGTTTTCCGAAGCACCGAGGTGATGTGCATTTTAAGGGGCTGTTCTCATACCTCTTTCACTTAGCCCTTGGTAAAAGGGCGGGAACGTTGAGACTGGCTGGGCGTACCCGGCTGGACGCGCACTCAACAAGTACCGCCCTTGCTTCATTCGTCCCTCGCGGGACACCCCCTCGCCCTGCCGTCTCAGCTAAGGCTCAAGCTTACGCTTGGGACATTGAGCGGTGGGGTTTTTTAGATGGCCCACCCCTCTTTCCCCGCTAGGATACGGGTGGGTTTTTAATGCCCCGGATTGATTGACTCCGCGTATATCACGGCGCAGTAGTAGCCCTAGTTCCCCGCTGGACATGAGCGCTGGTGGGATTGTTTCTAGGCCGAGCCTGTGGGGCACTAACGTCAATCGCTTTTACTCATCCCCTACCGGGGATATTCTTAACATACACCCTTAAAGGGATGCGTGATATGGAAAAGCCGAAGGCACCGCAAGAACGTGAATCGGGTAATCTGAGCACGAATCTCGGGCTTTGTGGGATTTACATTTACACAAGAGCTTTAGACAGTGTCCCTGTCCGCTCCATCGAAGAAGCCGAAATGCTTGTGTTTGCACTCTCCGAGTGGATCGAGTACAAGCGTCAGCTTGAGTTGTGGGAGCAGAGCGAATGAGCGCCTTGGTGATGAGCTACATCTTGGACTTTGAGCCCACCATGACCTATGAAGATTACATGGGGTGGTGGCTACACACTGGAGGAGATGCTTGGTATGCTGATTGAACTCATGTTTATGGTAGCAACCCTACCACCCTACCTTGTCACCAACCAAGGTGATCTTCGAGTTACCACCCCTACCGGGGTGCTTATCACCATCCCGGAAGGGAGTGAGTGGAACACTAACAATGTAAATGTTAGATTGGATGCTCGTGTTATCACTCTTGATAACACACGTATTTTTGGAGATGGGTTCGAGTGAGTCTTAAAGAGTTGTGCTACCAGTTCTGGGATGACCGACGTCCCAAGACATTCCGACAAGCTCGGGCTTGTGTTGAGCACTACAACATCCAAGAGAGCACGCTGATGGTTTACTTCACCCACTGGCGTAAGAAGGAGGGCCTGAGTAAGCCAAGGCCGCATCGCAGGAAGCACCAAGATGAGTGACTACGAGATTGTTGCCGAACGTCTTCGGTGGGAGTACCACTCCGGAGATAATCTGTTGACCCACCCTTGGTACTTGGAGTACGCCGAGAGGCGTCTTGACCCTACATTCCGAATGGCTACCTACGCGGAGCGGTTGTGTGCTGCTGCTTACGGCCTGAATAAGCGTTGGCACGAAGACGAGAAGTGGATTGAAGAACTAGAGCGGACGGCTAACGAGTATGAATAACCTAGACAAGTGGTACTACTTTGTGGAGCCTGCTGCAATGGACTTTAAAGGAGCAACAGCCACCCGGCACATCTTTATGAAGGGCACACACATCGTGAAGATGGTGCGCTCACAGGGCATACGTTACGAGGAGCACACTGATCTAGAGGTTCTTCGGGATTTTGTAGATGTCCATTGGGCATCGGAAGCTCTCGATCCGGGGCACAGCATACCGGGGTGGAAGGGCGATGAGTGAAATCGTAGCCTCCTACGTACCGTCTAAGACGGCTCATCTCCTACCTTTGATCGACGCCGATAGTCTTGTGTACCGAGCGGGCTTTTCGGGAGTTGAACGAGACGAAGAAGGCAAGCCACAGCACACCCCGTTAGCACACAGCCTTTCTAACCTGCGGACAATCATGGATAACATCCTTGACAAGTTCCCACGCAGAGAAGGAGAGCATGTGTTCCTCACCCCCAGCGGGGGGTTTCGGTACAAGGTAGCAAAGATTCGCGAATACAAGGGCAACCGCAAGGCAAGCAAACCCGAACATTTTACGGCTATGCGTGAGTACCTCCAAAAGAAGTACGGTGCTATCGTTGTAGACGAAGACCTACCTGAAGACCAGCGCCGGGAAGCGGATGACTTCTGCGGCATGTACCAGTGGGCGAAGCCCGATAAGTCTACATGTGTGGTCAGCGGTGATAAGGATTTGAAGCAAATCCCCGGTTGGTTGTACAACCCACAGAAGGACACGTTTGAGATGCGCACCCTTCGAGACGCAGACCTTTTCTTCTGGTATCAGATGTGCGTAGGCGATTCCGTTGATAACGTGGCTGGCCTGAAAGGCATGGGGCCAAAGAAGACTGAGGGGTTGCTTGAGTCGTGTGGTCGTAAGCCAATACGTGTAATGAAGGCAGTAGCTACGTTGTACAAGAAAGAGTTCTCCGGTCGATGGAAAGATGCGTTGGATGAGAATGCACAACTCCTCTTTATCCGTCGAGAGGAAGGCAGAAAGTGGGATCACTATTTTGGAGAGGTACTTGACCTGTGAGCGCATGTCGTGATCCGTTTGAAGATGTCGAAGAGAACATCCGACAAGGTATGAGTTGGGGTGCAGCCTACACCGTTGTGCTTGAGAAGTGGATCGGAGAGGCTGCTGTCAATCTCATCGAGAAACGATTCGATGAAATCTGGAACGAAGTGAAAGGACACAACATCAGTGACACTTAACCTAGAAATCAAAAAGCTACACCCCGAAGCAAACCTCCCCACCAAAGCTAACCCAGCGGATGCTGGGCTGGACTTGTACTGTTTCCCCAAGAACGGCTCCCCGTATGCGGAGATTGCTCCGGGTAAGTCTGCTCTGGTCGGGACTGGTGTTTCAGTGTCTATCCCAGACGGGTACTTCGGCTACATCCGTAGCCGCTCTGGGCTGGCATCTAAGAACCACCTGGAGGTGGGTGCTGGGGTGGTAGACGGCGGGTATACGGGTGAGGTCTGCGTGCTTCTCAGGAACCACGGTGATCGTATCCAGTACCTAGTGGCCGGTGATCGCATCGCCCAGCTACTCATCCTCCCGGTTCCAAAGGTTAATGTGGTGGAGGTTAAGGAGTTCACCACGGTAGTTGGTGAGCGGGGTGATGGTGGGTGGGGGAGTAGTGGACGATGAAACGGTACTGGCTGATTGCTTACGATTATCACGGTGCTTGTGGAGGTTTTGAGGACATCGTCCTAGACACGGATGATAAGGAGCAAGCTGTAACCGAGGCCGGGGAGTTTTATAAACAATACGATCGGACTTACTTGTGGGACTCTGTTAACCACGAGTATGTTGAGTTCGTCAAATACGTACCTCCACCGGAAACTCCCGAGGAAAGGGCCTACCGAGAGAAGACCAACAAGGAGTGGATCACTACTCGGGGCGGAACGTCTGTGGTTTACAACATCAAGGAAGCCAAGATTGAACATCGATCCCCGATTTGAACAACAGTTCCAAGAGATGACCGAAGCTGATCGAGCGGTTATTCTTCAGTGTGGCCGTCTGTACGCCTACAAAATCCTCACCCCTATCGGGATGGTAAAGCGAGACTACTTGAGTCCTGACGAGTACCTTAACCTAGCAGCTATTCACGACCGCTTTGGACTTAACATCCCGAACGTAGTTCTCCAAGCGGCTACGACCTATGCCCTTGCTGAGTTGATCTCGGTGGGGTTGGCTGAGCCGGAGGCTATTGGAAACATTGAACGGTTCTTTGTTGACTTGATTAAAGCGGAAGGGGGTTGATATGAAGCTCTCTGATTTGTCTGATGAGGATTTCATGACTCTATACCAAGACTACTGGGATTGCATGCGGTGGGGTTTCTCTGGGGTCACGCTTCCTCCTGAGCACCCCCGGTACAAAGGGGCCAAAATAACCGGACCATCTTCTTGGCCTGACCTTGTTGATGAGGCTATTCGACGTGAGAAGGAGTTTAGTTGACATGGCTATTCTTGCTAAGGGTCCGCCGTACATGACAGAAGATGATGCGTTGTACTACAAGGGCTTTGGTGTATACAAACCACCTATGCCAGAAGTAGAGAAGCGTCACGACGAAGCCCTCGCCAAGCTGCTCAAGCAAGAGGCTCCTTGGGAAAAGAAGCACCAAGTCGGAGGCACCCACTACTCCGATCTCTCCATCCAACCTTGGGATGCTATGCGAGCGTGGTTTACCCCGGCCGAGTATGCATCGTACCACATCGGTACAGTGATTGGGTATCTCTCCCGCCATCGGCGGAAGGGTGGGTTGAACGACATCAAGAAAGCTCACCACCACTTGAGTGAGTTGATCCGGTACTTTGAAGAGGAAGAGGAGTATGAGTGATCGCTTGTGTCTCAAGCCGGACAACGGTTCTAACAACATCTGGCTAATCGTCCACCCGGTGACGGGTGCTGTGGATGCCACTTTCATGAAGGTTCGGGACAAGTGTGAGATGAAGCTGCACTCTCATGTAGGTACTACCTACTGGACATCTTCAGCTTTTGATTGCATCACAGATAAGTGGGTTGAGTTCAAGGAGGTTCATAAGTGAAGCGTAACAACAAGGACGTAACCGAGGACAACGATAAGTTCGCCCTAGCTGTCGAGAAGTTCAATCGAGCTAAGCGTCGGAGTACCCAAGACAAGACCAAGGGTAACAAGCGAGCCGAGGCTAAGATCACCGAGCTTACCGACGAGGTTGGACGGTTGAGCCAGCGGTTGAAGATGGCTACAACGCTTTTGCGTTGGTTGGTGAAGCACATGCCGGAGAGTATTCGTACGGAGTACGAGTTGTATCGGTCGGCGATTAATAGCGGGGATGTTGATGACGTTCACCCCTAAGAAACACCGTCGTCTTGTTCCTGAGCCTTCTCCGAAGAAGCCCAAGTATCGCCCCAACAGACGGAAGTCTGGGAAGATGTCTGCCTACGAGGAGAAGGTGGAGGCCAGCCTTGCACAGCGTGGTGTGGATTACAGGTACGAAGAAGAGATTCTTGATTACATCAAGCCCCCCGTACCTCCGAAGAAGGCCACGTATAACCCGGATTTCGACTTCGTGACAGAGAAAGGGAACAGGGTTTATATAGAAGCTAAAGGCCGATTTACTCCAGCAGATCGCCGTAAGATGGTTCTCGTCAAAGAGCAGCACCCAGACAAGGACATCAGGTTTATCTTCATGAGGGATAACCCAATCCAAACAGGTTCCAAGACAAAGTATTCCCATTGGGCCGAGAAGAATGGATTTAAGTGGGCCGTCTCCGCCACAGGTCATGTACCAGATAGTTGGATTCGAGGGGATGCATGAAGTACGCTGACGAAGCAATCACCGTAACGCCTATCGCTATGACCACGCCGATTGTGGACTTCATCTCAAACGGAGATGATCTCACTGCGTACATGGCTCGCGTCAGTAACCCGTCAAACCAAACCAACTTCAAGACAGCAGACAAGCTGCTCAAGCACTGTGCGGAGGAAGGTCACTGGTCTGTGTTCGATATGGTTGATGTGGTCTTTGAGGTAGAGGCCCCTCGCGACATCTCTCGACAAATCCTTCGCCACTACTCGATGCGGTTCCAAGAGTTCTCGCAGCGTTACGCTGACGTAACCGAGGATATGTTCGTACTTCGCGAACTGCGAATGCAAGATACAAAGAACCGTCAGAATTCTTTGACGTGCGAGAACGACGAACTGAAAGAGGAGTGGGAACTTGATCTTCGCAACTTGATTTCCCGTGTAACTGCGTTCCAAAAGAAGTACCGGGATGCAGGGGCGGCTAAGGAGTGTGTGCGGGTGATGTTCCCCGAGGGACTCACGATGTCACGGATGTACGCGAAGATTCCTCTGCGTACTTTGACCCACTATATCAAGACACGAGGGCACGAGTCTACCCAGAAGGAACACCGCTTGGTAGTAGAGAAGATGCTTCCGTACATTCCACAGTTGTTCCCGCTGTCCTATAAGTTTCTACTCCCCGAGGAAACAACCCTATGATCTACTTCTGGACTATCGTCCTTGGCTTCTATCTCCTTGGTGTGTTGGTGTCTATGACAGCCCTTGAGAATCGCCCTCGTCCTTCTTGGAAGGACTTCCTTCGGTCCCTTGGCCTTAGCCTCGTGTGGCCTTTCGTCCTTATCCTTGGCTTGATCCAAGCCTACCGAGCGGAGAAGTAATCCACATGCTAGCCCTCTATCTGTACGTTGTTGCCTGTGTTCACTTCTACTGGCTTGAGTCCGATGAGCCCAATGCCAATGACCCGATGCACTTAGCCGAGATCATTTTCTGGCCGGTGCTTTATCCGCTTTACTTGGTAACTCTTTGGTACAAGAACCGGAAGGGGTAGTCTTGGTGGTCAAGTTCTATATGTGGTGGTGGGCTTTCCGGCGAAAGCACCTGTGTAGTCGAGGGTATCACGGCTTCCCGTTGTCCTCGCTCGATGGCTCCATAGTTCATCATTCGTATCACACGAAAAGGAACCAGCAAGTGTTTGAGCGACGATGTTCTGTGTGTGGTGGTCGCGAGGAGATTATCCGGCATGGTTAAGATGCTTTTCCTAGATATTGAGACACTCCCCCATCACGCTGCGGTGTGGGGTTTGTGGGGCCAGAACGTAGGTATCAAGCAGATTATCAAGCCCGGTCGTACTACGTGTGCTGCTTGGAAGTGGTTGGGGGCTAAGAAGATTGGGTTTGCTGCCGAGTGGCATCCGATCAAGGAGCAAGAGAGTTGGTTCTGCTACAAGGAGTTCCTTACTCGTCTTCACGAGGTTCTTGACGGAGCTGACGTAGTTGTCACCTACAACGGAAAGCGTTTCGACATCCCAACGCTGTACAAAGAGTTCGTCCTGTACGATCTCCCACCCCCGTCTCCGTTCCACCACATTGATTTGTACCAAACAGTGAAGCGCCAGTTCCGGTGGGCTAGCAACAAGCTCGACTTCGTTTGTCAACAGCTCGGCCTCGGTGCTAAGGTACATCACAAAGGTCAAGAACTATGGACGGATGTTGAGGCTGGTTGCCCCAAGGCACAGAAGGTCATGGAACGGTACAACCGTGGTGATGTCACCCTGCTTGAGAAGCTGTACAACCGTCTGAAGCCGTGGATAAAATCGCACCCCAACCTCGCTCTCCTAGAGGAGAAGTCCGGTATCGTCTGCCCCACCTGCGGTTCCGATGACATTGAGTTCCGTGGTTATAGATATACGAAGACTCGCCGGTATCGTAGGATGGTTTGCAATTCTTGCCATAGCTGGTCATCGGTAACAGCTTCCGATAAGGAAGTGGTTGGTGAGACAGGCTCGTGTTCGTAGCTGCTCGCGGAGCAATCCTTGAAGACCGTGACTTCGTAGACTTCCTCGGTCATTGTTGGAGATACTCGGAGTTGGACACTCAGATAATGACGGAAGTCATTGCTAAGTGTGGGTACGGTCTGTGCTTCGTCCAACCGGAACCTGTCCCTGTTGACACACCCCTCCTGCTGGAGTACGATGGCTTCACGACTAACACCAACACGGAGGTTGAACCACCAATCACTATGGACGATTTCATTCAAACTTGTAACACTTACGGGACGTACCGCGCTTTGGACCAACTAGACTACATCATTGATATTGTGGACCGATGCAGTCCCCACCACGATGATCCTGAAGACCTTTACCAAGCTCTCCAAGAGATTCGTCGCCTAGCTGTAGAGGCTATCATGTGGGGTGAGATGACCACCGAAGATAACGACGAGGAACCTTCCGACGAGGATGGGTTGTTCGATTACGACCGAGACGGGGAAGACGATAATGACCGATGACCCTCGCATCCTAGTGATGCGTGCTCCCGGCAAAGAGTACGTCCTAGCAGCCTACGCCTCTAAGCCACCACATGCCGAGGCATCTGTTAAACTGTATCAGTCCTACTCCGAGATGGACCGTACCAAGGATTGTTTTCTGTTTCGACTAGACAAGTGCTGCGTTTCTGGTCTCTGGGGGTTTGCTGAACACAATACCCTTCTCGGACCAATCATCTTCGATTCGGGCAGGAGCGCACCTTGCCCTTTCGTTATGAGCGATGCTCTCGCTCTGGCTAAGCACACTGTCTATTGGCTTGAGAACGACTTCGATGAAACTATCTCTCGGTACGGAAGCGTGACGCTGGTCAATATTAACGGTAAGCTTTTTGATGCAAAGGTATCCGAACAACGAGGTCCAAACCTATGACCGATGAAACCGACATCCCCGAGGATGGTGACGAAGACGAGGAAGTAGAACTCATAGCCAAAGAGTCAGGTGGTATGCTCCGAGTCAACGGGAGTAATACCGTCTTGATGCTTAAGGGTCCATCTCCGTTTCCTACTCCGTTTGATCACATCAAGAATTGTTGTGGAATGGAAGTGCGGATGTCCTCCAACCCGGCTAAGCCGGATGAGTATTGGTACTTGGTTATGGTCCAAGATTCTTTTGAGTGGCGAGAGATCGAGGAGTGTCTCAACGTATTCTCGGAGAAGGAGTACGAGCCGGTGAAGAGGAGCTTGAGGACGGTGCATTAAGTATAAAGCAATAGGCAAAAAGAAAGGGCAGGTGCTAGAAAGGAGAATCAAATCTCCCAACTAGCCCTGCCCTTTTTCGTTTATCGACTCTCGATTGTAGTCGTCGCACATCGCACAAGTATCTCGTGCTTCAACGCACACAACTCATACCTCAGCATCACATCCACCGTGTACTCTCCGATGGGTTGTGTCTCTCCTAGCTGGGGTAGCTTATCGCAAGAGGTCTTCGCCTCTTCGATACAGTAATCAACGGGGTGAGTCGGTCGAAGCCCCCAGTTGTCGAATGAACATCCGCTGATCGCTAGAGATGCAATCAACAGGGCTAACCTCGCTAGGCTCGACACGCTTGTACTCCTCCATAGTCTGTGATCCACGAGAAGCCCTCTCAGAGAGCCTACGAGCGTCTTCCTCGGCTAGCCTTACCGAAGCCCTTGCCAGAGCCTTCTCGCTCTCTAGGAGCTTCTCGTTGGCCTCTAGGAGCCTTTCGTTGAATCTCTCCTCCGCTTGCTCACCTCCTTTGTAGTATCCGTACGAGAAGGTAAAGCCGAAGGCTAGGATCAACCCAGCCCCCAGCAGAACATACTTGTTTGGAAGGGTGGGGAAGATCATTCAGGCGGACCCCATCGTTTATACCCGTCAATGGCTGCGATTGTCGCCTTCAAGTCCCCCTTTAGTTCTGAGATAGCTTCTTTCAAAGGGCTTAGCGATTCTCTCACAACCTCCTTCAAGTCTGCCTTAGAGGCGTACTCGGCAATCAGCTTTTTCTCTAGCTCATGCATTTGATCTCTCATCTCCTCTAGGCGTCCCTTCAACCACCAGAGCCAGAAACACAACCCGCCTAGTGCGAAAAGGATAATTCCGTCTACCAACGTCGGTGACAAATCCATGTCGTTTTGTTACTCCCCTGTTTTGTGTATACGTGTGAATCGTTAGTTGCTTCGGAGACGGGTTGCGATCCCGTGGGCAAGTAGTCTCGAACCGGGGCCTCCTCCACCACCACCCCCGCCAGAGCCTCCACCACCTCCGGATGATCCGCCACCACCTCCTCCAGCCGGTGCCCTCATCATCCCTTGGCCTGTGCCGTAGAGAGGGGCAGGAGGGGCACGGAACATTCCTTGTCCCGTCCCGTACATAGGCGCTGGTGTCATGCTAGGCCCCATGAACGACTGGAACCCAAGGGTAGGTGCTGGACCACCTGTACCCCAAGAGGGGGACGAGAACCCTTGGGACACAGGGGCTGAGTACGGGTTGAAGGTAGGGGCAGGCGAGGGAGAAGCGTCACCTTCTCGCCCTAGTGCTTGATTGAAGAAACTCCTGATTCGTTGGCCCAAGCCATTCCGTTCGTTACCGGGATCGTTCCTCATCATCTGGCGCATGTACGCATCGTACTCACGCTGGTTACGAGCACCCGTAGCTCCCGTCAAACGATCCACTTGGTTACGGATGTTACTTCCCGTGAACCTGTCGATCAACCCCGCTGGTCCGGGCAGAGAACCCATCGCAATATCGGAGGCTAGGAGGCGTGGATTAAAGAACGTATTGAGACGGGAGTACGGGCTCCTGCTTGCTTGTCCCTCCATGTTGGAGGGTATTGGGTATCTTTCCATCTTTATCGCACCCTCCTTTTACTGAGAGCTTACTCGAAAGAGAAGGTCAGGGTACTAGTACCAGCTTCGGGATCGTTGACGCGAGAGATCAAGGCGGTCGGGAAGACCGGCTGTGCTTGGGGAATCAGCGTCATGCGAAGATCAGCGATAGGGGACTCTTCGAGCGGGGGAATGTAGCCGATGGGGATGACAACAGTAACACCCTCGTCTTCGGTAAAACCAATAGCCGGGTGGGTAACATTCACAACGCCCTCAACGTCACGAACTTCGAGCAACATATCAACAGTCTTGGTAGCCATGTGTGTGTATCTCCTTATTAAGCCCAGTGAAAGGTGCCAACAATATCGTTTGCGGTTACGGCTGTAGCGTCAGCGGCTGCTGCGCCGGTAACGGTTGTGTAAGCAATACCTGTACCGAAACCAATACCGCCCGGCACAGACAGTGTGATAGTACCTCCGTTGGGAGGAATACCATAGGTTTGAACCACACCCGTACCAGCGGTAGGAGTAGTGGCGCTGTTGTGGAACTTGACGTATCGAACTGCTGTCGCGTTGTTGGTCAACACAAACCCAAGAAGACGGCCCGCTGAAGCCTTGAGCACAGCAGCGTTAGTGGAGCCAGCGGCCACGAAGTTTGTACCCGTACCAGCACCCGTGGCGTTACCTCGGTATTGGATACCCACATCGCCGATGGCGTTGACACCGGCAGGGAGAGCAACCATCGTACCTTGGTTGGCAGTGACTGTACCCGAGACTGTTTGAGTTGTAGCACCTGTGGGGATCATTGCCACAATACCCGCAGCTTGCATAGCGCGTACGGTGACGTTGATCGTGCCCGATGTGAACGCCGTGGCAATAGCGCGTACTTGAGCGAACCCGGATGCATGTCCAACCCAAGCACCAGCAGCGGTAGCAGTCGTCACAGAAGCGACGTTGACGCTACCACCTGCCGGAAGGACCGCTACCGTAAACCAATCCGTCCCGTTAATCGTGCCTTGGAACGTGACCGTGGCAGTGAACGTACCACGCAAGTCCACAGCAAAACCTGTTGCTCCGTTAAGAGCAAGAGGTACGGCTCCGTTGAGGGCAGTGATAGGTCCGCTGGCCGACACACCCGCCTGATTGACTGGAATAACTGACTGATCCGAGGCGATGACCACCGGAGAAGAACCAGACGCTGTAGTCTGACCCAATGCTGGAGTCTTGGTGTTGATTGTTGCAAGAGTGTTGTTACCCGTGACTTGGTTAGCAGCAGAAGCATCACCACCCCCGCCCCCACCACCGCCTGCTGCGTAAGCCTCACCAGTTGCCGGATCAACCAGCAAGATGGGGACAGGGCGAGTCCCTCGTGCCGGCTCCGGGAAGATTTGATCGTAATTGGACATCCTTGTTTCTCTCCTTTAGTTTAGGTGTTTACTTAAGCGAAGCGGGGAACAACATGTCTCAACCACCACCCATCATTTGACGAAGGGCAGCCATGTTGTAGTTCATGTTCTCAGGGCGATCGTAAGCTGGCATGGGCTCCATCGGTTGAGGAGCCATCTCCGCATTCCGATTGAACCCACGCCTGCGCTGATTGAACGAAGGGGCCATTCCGTTGTTAATCATCGTTTGATTACGAAGGAACGAAAGGGGGTCAGTGCCGACAGAGCCTGCTTGGTTAGGGTCTGGAAGAGGACGGCCGTCTTTGCCGGCTGGTGCTCCGCCGCCTTGGCTCGCTCTCCATTCCTCTTCTGAGAGCGGGATGTCCTCACCGCTGATAACTTGCATCGTGCCAGTCCGCCCATCTGCGAATCTGTTACTGCCTTGCCAATTGTTACGATAATCCTCATAGCTGCCACCACCACCGAGGAAATTCGTGTCAGGGTAAAGCCCACCGCCTCTGAAGCGATTCCCGGTGAGGAAGTCAATGTCTGGGCCGGGAATAAACCACTCTTGACCACCCATACCAAAGTCAGCTATCTGCTGCTGGCGCATACGGTCTAGACCCATCCCGCCAAACCCACCACCCATACCACCCATCATGAACTGTTGGAACTGACGAGGCATAGGGGCGAACTGGCCTTGACCCAGCGGACTGCCGTACGAACCCGGTAGGTTGTAATCCATCCCACCCATGTCATTCCATTGGTTCGAGTTGTAACCACCCATACCATTCATCGTCGGGGGACGATACCGCCCAAGGTTGGTTTGCTGGGACCAAGCGGGAGCTTGGCCTTGACCTTGGAACCCGAAGGGGTTGGTGTTGCGGGGCATATTGGCTGCTCCCCGTGGGTTGCCGTTGTACATCCCTTGGAACGGGACGTTCCCTTGTGCTCGCTGTTGGAGCTGTTGGTTTTGTACGCCTCCTTGGGGGAGGGGGGCCGGAGCCACCCCTCCCATGTTCGGTTTGCTGAAGTTACCACCGATCATTCTAGTCTTACTCCTCGTGGTGTGTTGTTAGTCGAACTTGGCAATCTCTTCGTCCATCAATCGGCGAACTGTTTCAAGACGTTGGTTGAACAGATTTTCCAGACGAACCTTCTCTTGGCGCACTCCCTCTCGGTTGACGCGGTTCTTGATGTCGTTAGAAGCGAACTGCTGTGAGAGCGGACGTGGACGGAACGGAGCACCAGCAACGACTTGATCGATCTCGTCCTTTGCTAAGGTTGCGTCTTTCAAAGCACCCCGGATCATTGTCTCGGTATCCTTAGCGGACATCCCTTGACGTTGACCCACAGCCCTCAATGCCGTCACTGACCGCATCATTTCTTCGTAGGGCTTTTGCTGTGCTTCGATCAACTTCACCACCTCCTCTCGGAGACGATCTTCACCGGCCCTTTCCTCAGACGGAAGAAGCATGATTCGCTTCAAGTCCTCCGAAGGATCACGCCGAGCATTGCGGTAGGCTATCGCTTCAAACTTCACCGACTCCCCGAGGGAGACTTCTCGCACAGGTGCTCTCACCGCCATCAAGGTCTCGATCAAGTTCCACTCGAACTCATCGCCTTGCTTGTCTTGACGGACATCAGAACGAAGGATGCCTTTGAACTGGGCAGGGAATCCACCAGCGTAAGCTACGTTCGTAGCGTCAGCAGCAAACACACCAGCCTTGTCCGCAACCAGTGAGTAGAACTCCGGAGCATCCTCCTCAAGCTGACGACCAGTGCGCTTATCCGTGAACAGACGAAGCATCATCTGGCCTAGAGGAGCACCACCCGCGAACTGACCTTGAAGGTTAGTCATGGCCCCGTTGAAATCCCGCTCTGCCTCGTCCATGTTACCGCTCGATACATTGGCGATAGCAGAGATGATGGCTCGCATCGGAGCGTGGAGTGTGTCTCCGGGGTTGACTCGTCCAGCATCGGTATACACAACCCGATCCCCGTTGACACCCAAGATGACAGGTTGCATACCACGTTCGTTGAACGGCAGATTGTCTGCAATGGTCTCGTCTTCTTCCTCGGGAGAGATACCCAAGATACCGAGCACGGTAGCCGGGAGTCCGTAGGACAACCCGAGAGCTGTCACGTTACCCAAGAGCTTCTTCAAGCCAGCAATAGCCAGACGGGGGTTACCAGTCTTCAATCCGTTCTTGGTTTGAACAATACCAAGGTTGATAGACCTTGCACCGTTAGAAGCAATCTGCTCCATGTAGTTGGCGGTGTAAGACAGCTGAGTGACTTCCATCCCTCGCACGATGTTACGTGTGCGTGTGTACGTGGGGTTGAGTCGGTTGGTTTGTTCTGCTGCCATGTCACGGAGTTGCTGCTCGCTCAGGTCTGGGTAGATCGCCCTCAACTCTTCCTTGGCTGAGAAGTAGTTCCAAGCCTTCGGTACAAGCTCAAGGAAATTCACCACCTCTCGGAGAGAGTTCACCGGGTCGGTAATACCTTTCCGAACAGCGTCTCTCACTGTGCCTTGGACAACCTGCCCTCGTTCAAAGGCGCGGGCTGCACGGGTACGGTTACGCACCTCTTCATCAGTCTGCAATTGTACCGGATCGATAACACCTTGATCCAACAGCTCGATGAAATCCTCGTTGATGTTCTTGCTTCGGTACGCTGTAAACACACTTGCTTGGATGGCTTTCATAGCCCTCGGCAGCGTGGTGATGTTTGTGTTACCGTTGGCAAGAGGCATGTAAAGGAGGTTGGTCGAGTTCAATAAGATACTGGTAGTACCATTCATCGCGATCTGAGTGAGCTTATTGAAACCAAGTACAGGT